AACCGCGGCCACAATCCATGGGTTATTGCGTGCATACCATCCCGCGCGCCGGGCAGCCGGTGTAGCCCCCGCAAGGATCGCTGTGTTCAGGCTATCTAAACTACGCGGTTGATCCCAGCGACGGCCAACGCCGGCTGCATCGAAAGATCGAGCAATCGCGGAAAAACCAAAACGTTTGAAAAGGTTGCGCATACCCAGTTTTTATCTGGTGTTATTCTACCGGTCTATCAGAGGGGTCGACAATGATTGAGAAGGGTTAGTAGGCCGTTGTTCTGAGATCTTGGTGCTGTGATATTTGGCAGCTATCCACATGATATAAACTGGCGTTAATATTTTGACATCAAGGCCGACAGGCATAGTGATGCCGGTATAAAATAGTTTTGGAACAATGCTTTGTGTGTGTTATTATTTTGACACCGCGTTTGCGCACAAGAGTGCGAAATGTGCACACATCATTGCAGCTTATTTTCCAAACTTATCCCCAATCCCGTCCATCACGCCGCGCATACGCTCGCCACTGTCGCAATCGGCAGTCATGGTCATCTGCGGTGTGATGCGTTGCTTTTCGCCGCTGAAGGTTACGCCGTCAAATTGGCTGGCCAGCACGATCTGCAGGTAAGTGCCGCTTTCGCCCTCGATCCGCGCCATTCCGTTGGAAAACGGGATGCTGCGGCCTGTATCGGTATTGCGTATGGCAAAGCTGTGGTCGGCAAGGGGGCATTGGTTGATCAGGCGCACTTCGGCGCTGATCACCGCACCCTCGCCTATGCGTAAAGCGCTATGGATAGCGGGAAGGGCGAAATACACCAGGCCCACAGCCAATACAGAACCCAGCAAAATCACAGCATTGTCACGTCGGTTCATCTCAGTGCTCCTATGACAACAGGCCCGGGGTAAACCGGGCCTGTGTGTTTCGCTTAATAGCCAGCTTAGCCTTGCAGAAGGCTCAGCACGCTTTGCTTGGAAGCATTGGCCTGCGCCAGCATCGCAGTGGATGCCTGCTGCAAGATCTGCGCTTTAGACAGATTGGTGCTTTCTGCTGCGAAGTCCGCATCAAGAATACGACCCTTGGACGCCTCGGTGTTGATACTAACGTTGGTCAGGTTGTTTATCGTGTAGACAAGGCGGTTCTCGATCGCACCGAGGCTAGAGCGCTGCGAATTCACGAAAGCAATGGCGTTGTCGATGCTGTCGATTGCCGATTCTGCGCCGTCACTCGTGCCAATGTCGATCTCGGAAATCGCAACTGCAGTAGCATTGCCGGCGTCACCGTAGGCCTCCAGGGTATCGCCAAACTCAAGTTCAGCAAGATCATCGCCGCTCAGCGAGATGACATTGGTCGAACCGACAGTTCCCGAAGTTACGGAGAAGGTCATGGTGCTGGTGGTCGCATCGTAGCTTGCCTCTGCACCAACCCCTGCCGACGTCAGGTCCTCGTTGATGGCGGCAACAACCGCATCCATGTCAGCAAGGACCGAACCCTCATCACTGCCGGTATTGGTTACTCCGGCTCCAAAGGCATCTTCAACGATGGTGCCCGAGAGGCTCAGCGACTTTGCACCAGCTTGGTCGAGGCTGACCGAAAGGGTGCCGTCATCGCCATAGGATGCCGTCACTGAGTAGCCATCGTCGGCGAAGGCAGCGTTTACCGCGGTTTGCAGATCACTGGCAAAATCAGAGAATGACCGCGCCGCATCCTGATTACCCAGCGTCACCTGACGCGTGATCGACGTGGTACCATCATCGATGCGCACCTCGACAATTCCGCTATTAGCAGTGGTGTCAACACCCCCGTCGAGCAGACCGGCTGTTTCGTAACCGTATGAACTAGTACCCAAATCAGACAGGATACGCGTGTTGCCGATGGTGGAGTTGTTCGAAGAGCCGAAGAAGTTAACTGTTGCGGTTTCAGCAGCAACCTCGATAGTTTTGCCCGAGGTGTTCTCCAGCGCAAGATAACGCTTTGCATCCCCCGGCGTCGTGGTGTTGTTGTAAGTAAAGCCCTCCTTGACCACAGCAGTTATGGCGCGATCACCCTCAAACGCACCACTTGCTGAAATCGCGCGATTCATCTCGGCTGCTAGAGCCTCAAGCGAGGCATAGTTGCCTTGAGTTAGAGTGATGGTGTCTGCTATGCCATCGTTGTCGAGCTCAACAGTGAAGGTATCGCTTGTCGAAGCAACAACAAGATCTGCTGAAACCCCATCCCAGCTCGAGACGGCAGCACCAATCGTGCCACCACCACCGGTTGTAAGTGCCCAGGTTGTAGCAGCACCATCAGCGCCCGACAGTGCCAATGTGGACGTGCCAGTGCCTGTTTGATGCGCTGAAGCGAAGACCTGATTTTGAACAGTTGTGTTTGCGTTGATGGCCGTAGCTAGGTTTTGAACCAGCGTTAAACCAGTCGAGTCATCAACATCTGCCTGCGTCACTGTATAAGTAATTGGCGTGACGGTATCCGTGAAAGTCAATACGTCATTTAAGGAATGATCGCCCGTAACGAGGAACGAAGTAACCTCATTGGTCTGGTCCGAAAATAGTTCGACCGCAGAGTCAAGTTTCACTTCGCGCGAGAAAGCATCGCGGAAAATCTGCGCGTCGCCTGCGGCGGCAGAGAATTTGGCAGTATTTGATTGCCAATCAGCGGTCGAGGCCGTGCGCTCTGCCTTGTTTAGTGTTAGATCTGCGCCAAGAACGGTTGCAGCAAATGTACCAGACGTACCAACTAAGGGATCGTAGTCTTCTATCTTCAAATAGCCCAAGTCGCTGGCCACATCAAAGGCGATCTTACCAGTGCCCAATGCAGTGACAGTGATCGCATCATCGCCGGTGAAGTTCGCATCGAACGCTGCCTGAAGGGCTACAACCATCTCATCTTGGGTCACTGCGCTGGTATCAGCCGCGGCAGCCTTAATGTAGGAAGTCATATCGATGTTTAGTTTAGAGTTGGAGTTGACTGTCACCGACATCACCAGATCAGCATCGTCGAATTCATTTACGACACTTTCGATCCCAAGCGCAGCCGTATTCACCGCCGTACCGGCGGTGCTGAATGTCGCCGAAGCCGAGGAGTCGATGAAACCTGTGACGAAGGTCGATGCAGCGGTCACACCATCAGTTAGTGTACCTGACGTCTCTGCAAAGGTGACCTGCTGAACGTTACCGGCAACCTTAAAGTTCAGAAAGCCGTCTTCATCTGTCGACACGGTGATCGCGTCATCGCCAGTAAACTCAGCGTCAAGCGCAGTCTGAAGAACGTTCACCAATTCGCTTGCAGTGACCCGCGAACGATCCTTCACAAGGGAGCTATCTGCAAGATCATCAAAGAATTCGATCGTTGTCGCCTGCCCCCCGTTTACTGTCACTGTAAAGGCAGCATTCGCGTTAGAGCTCAGGTCTACCGAGTTTACAACATCGGCGGCTGTTGCGCTTACAAAGTTCGCAACAAACGTTCCTGTTGTGCCATTATTGGTTTCTTCGGCGAGCTGAATCTCATTCGCACCGCCAGCTACCATTTGCAGGAAGCCATCCTTGTCAATCGAGACGGTGACCGCGTTGTCGCCCTCGAAATAGCCGCTGTCGTCAATCGCGGTTTGCAATGCGGTGATGAACTGTTCCGACGTCACTTCATCCGACGTCGAGTCAGCGAAGGTTGATGGCGAGTTAAGCTCCGCCAGTTCGACCCCCAGAACGTCTTGCAGCGCATCGGTAATGTCTATGGTTTGGAAGTCAGTGTCGTTAACCCGCATCGAAAATTGGCGCGTCGCTTGCGTGTGGAGATCCATCGTTTCGGCAGTATACAAGACTGTGCTCAGAACCATCGAAGTTGCAGCGCCGGCATCTTCGCCTGCAGCAACCGACACGGATGCAGAAACTGCATCGGCCGAATCCGCAGCCGGTAGGGTAACAGTACCAGTCACACCATTTGCGGCGACACTGAACGTCTTGCCCTGATAGTCGGCCGAATCAGTGGTCATACCTGTGATCGCGACAGATGCATACGATGCCGCCGTCGCCGGACCATCCTCGGTCTCACCCATCATAGTTGCGGCCATGCTGCCAATGCTTACATCAATATTTCCAGTGGCGGTGCCAGTGACATTCACAGTCCTGTTGAACGAGCCATCTACAATATTCTGACTGTTAAAGGTGGTGGTCTCGGCAATCCGGTCAAGCTCGTCCTGAAGTTGCGAGACTTCGGCTTGCAGCGAATCGCGGTCGTCGTCGGTGTAAGTGCCGTTAGAAGCTTGAATCGAAAGTTCACGCATCCGCTGAAGGATATTTGAAACTTCCTCCATCGCTCCTTCTGCCGTCTGCACCAAAGAGATGCCATCATTTGCATTCCGAACCTGCATGTTCAACGCACGAACCTGTGAGTCCATACGCGTTGAAATCGCAAGACCAGCTGCGTCATCGGCAGCAGTAATATTGCAGTTACTTATTTTGCAAATAAATCAAAGCGATAGGTCAAAAATTGAAGAAATAGTTAAAATATCTAACTCACAGCATCTGCGGTTAAAATTTACATTGCACGTTATTTACAATAGTTTCTCTTTTTTCCAAATGTTTCAGGTTTGCTCCACGTCAAAATTGGGGATGAGTTATATTAACTAACAAATATCAAACTCATCATGTTTCGGGGTGCTTTAACGCTGTCACTCATTTCGAATGGTTACTAAATAATACAGAAGATTACCGGCATCAACTTGTTGAAAATAATGAAAAAATAAAGCTATTGTCGATGAGTTGGGAAACAGAGGATATAGTTTATGCCAGCAGCGAATCTGACGACTCAGTTCCTTGATGGGATTAAAAAATCTGACCCACCAGAGAAACTTACGTTATTTTTTGATCAAGAAATAACAGGTTTCATTCTCGAGTGGAGAGCAACAGGTGGATTAAGCTTCTACTTTCGGTATCCTATTGGAAATCGAAAAATGCGGATGATCAAAATTGCTAAAGAGCGTGATATAAGCTTGTCAGAAGCACGCGGCCAAGCCTACATTCTTCGGCGTGAATTTTTGAATGGAAATGAGCCTACAATTAAACGCGCACTTGGAAACAATGTGCCTTTGTTAAAAGATTTTATCTGTGAGCAATATTTGCCAAGCGCGAAGGTACGCAAGCGCAGTTGGCGTCTTGATGAAACAGCTCTGAACTATCATTTCATCCCCAAGTTTGGCCAACGCCGGATGGACACCATCACACGGGCGGAAATGGAAGCACAACTGGAGAGCTTGATCAAAAGTGGCTTCAAGCCGGTGAGTGTCAATCGATACCTCATCACCATCAAATCTGTCTATAGCGCCGCTGTCCGTTGGCAGGTTGTGGAGGCAGGAAGAAACCCGTGCGCTGGCATAAGCCCGTTTCCCACCATCGCGCGCAGAGAGCGGTTTCTAACTCAGGAAGAAGCAATGAGGCTGTTGCGAGTTCTCGATAGCAGCCGCAACTGGCGCGTCGCTTTATCGATAAAATTGATTCTGTTGACCGGCGCACGGAAGCGCGAAATCCTCGATGCGCGCTGGGACTATATTAATAGAGAGGCTCGGGTGCTGACGCTGCCAAACTCAAAGTCAGGCCGCCCGAGACATATCGCTTTGTCGGATGTGGCGTTGTCCCTCTTGGATCGGCTGCCGCGCGAGGACGGTGTGCCATGGCTGTTCTTTAATCCGCAATCAAAACAGCCGCTGAATAACCTCCATCCGGCGTGGGTCAATTTGCGGACGCAAGCAGGCCTGCCTGATCTGCGAATCCACGATCTGCGTCATTCTTTTGCAAGTTTTCTGGTCAACCACGGGCGCTCCCTTTACGAAGTTCAGGGGTTGCTTGGACATCAAAGTCCCAGAACGACGATGCGTTACGCGCATCTGGCCTCTAGCCGTATGGTGGAAGCGGCCAATTTGGTGGGCAGCATCGTGACTGGAGATCGTTAGCCAACGCCAAGCTCATGGGCCTTGTTGAAAAGAGTGTTCGGGCAGAGACATCAGGCATACAAGTAAATTTACGCTATAGCGTAATTTAATCTTGAAATTTTTTGCGCTTATAAGTAAATAAGTTGTGGCGAGGCAAGGTTTGAAATGTTTGTAATCTACACCAAAGTAGCACGCAAAAGTCTTAAAAAGATGCCTGCTAAAGATCGCGACACACTGATGGCGAAGCTGGACGCCTACGCAGCAACGGGCCGAGGGGACGTGAAACCACTTGTCGGCAGTGAGTTGCACCGGATGCGGCACGGCGATTGGCGTGCTGTTTTCGAAATCGAAGATGGAATTCTGGTGGTTCAAGTGGCGCACCGCCGTGAGGTCTATAAGTAGGAAAGGGCCTGAAAATGAATGAAGCTGTGAACATGCAAGGCGAGAAAATGATCGTTCTGTCAGAAACCGAATACCTTGCGCTTATCGAAGATGCTGGCGACATAGCTCTTGCGGAACAGGCAAAGGCTGCAAGTTCAGCGGCGCCCACATTGTCGAGTGACTTGCTTATTGCATCTTTGAACGGCTCCATGCATCCGCTTACGGCATGGCGAAAAGCGGCGGGCCTGTCTCAGGCAGCGTTGGCGCTTAAGGCAGGTATTCGCACCTCAACCGTTTGCAACATCGAAAAAGGCAGAATCGACCCACGTGTTTCTACCGTGAAAGCGCTGGCTGAGGTGCTCGGAGTTGACATCGATGATCTGGTCGCCTGACGCTCTGACACATTGCTGCCCTGCGGCCTTAGCAGCGGGGCGTCGCTGACCAAGGCAAAGTTTGGTCCGCACGCGCCATTTCGATTTCATTCGGACGGCTGGACCATATGATCTTGGAGTGACTACGGTCAGCTAGTGCTAGGGCGTTTACCGCTTGGCAAGGGCAAGCCACGGTGACGGAATGACTTTTTGCAGATCATCGGACGCGTTGCCCTTGATGCGTGGGCCCGCGATTGTGCCGTGACATTTCTCGTTCAACCTTAAACCCATACTGATTAGCCCATGCAGTGCGGCCTGGGCGTAGACAAAAGTGTCGAGAGCCTCGTTGCGCTCGCCGTCGCGCTTTGGTTGCCATGAGCGGATAGGTCGGCCTTTTTCAAAGCGCGTGACGATGCGTTCGGCGGTCAGCTGGCGGAAATAGTCCGCGTCAAGGCTGCGTGGGAAATGAACAAATCCAGGCCCTGGTTCAGTGAGTTTCAGGCGCGCATAGACCGCGTCCTTCACACCATCGACGCCTACGATGAAGAGCGGGATCTTGCCCTTGTTGGTGCGGGTTGGTCGACGAGGCCATACGGGGATGCCCGGCCCACCCCGCCCCTTGATTGCCCAGATGCGACGCGCCAGTCGCGTGCGGCAGAACTCGTAGACGGCCTTGGTGTGGTGACCGCCGGTATCGATGCCAACAGCACGGATTGGCACATGATCACGGCCACGGCCTTGGGCGTGGGTGGCGTGCAGGGCCAGATCAAGATCAGCCCAAACACGCGGCCCCGCAGGATCACCCCATATCACACGATAGTCGATGACCCAGGCCTCCTCGTCACGGCCCCAGCCGATCACCTGGAGTTCAATTCGGTCACCCTGAATGTCGACGCCGGCAGTTAGCACAGCCACCCCAGAAGGCAGATCAGCGCCCCAACTTTCACGGCGGTCCATCAGGGGGTCGGCAGGCACGGTGTCGCCTGCCTGATCTTCCCAAGATTCGCCCAACTTGGTGTTCACCCAAACCTGCAGCCGGGGGGGGTCTTTTTTCACGCGTCCATGCTCAGTCGCAATCTCGGCCCAGGTCTCCCATGGAGAATAGAGCGCCGATAAATGGAAGCCGGCCGTGCGTCCGTCTCCAGGTGCTGTGGCCCGCCATTCACCGACCGCGAGAAGTCGCGGCTTTTCATGTTCGTGATGAACACCACCGCAGGCCTCGCAGATAAGATAGGCATCGTCTCGTTTCCCCTCAGGCCAACGGATACGCGCCCAGGTGATTGGTGCCATGTCGCCGCAATGCAGACAGGGGACGTGGAAATAGCGCTGGTCACTGTGCTCAAATGCCGTCTCAATGCGGGAATAGCCCTTCAGCGTTGGAGTCGAGACCATGTATATCTTGCGCCGCCCACGGAAGGTCGCGGTGCGCTGGATTGCCAGATCGACCGGATCGCCTTCACCATCAGCGTCGCCTGGATATCCATCCACCTCATCCATAAAGAGATAGCGCACAGGTGTGGAGCGCAGACCCACCGCCGAGTTGGCACCGGTCATCACCAGCTGGCCGCCGGGGAAGGATTTACGAAACAGGCTGTTGCCTGCATCGCGCGAGCGTGGGGCAGAAACCAGACCCCGCAGCGCGGGCGTCGCCTCGATGAGTGGATCAATCCGCACGCTGGTGTTGCGCCGCACCATATCGAGCGAGGGCATGACCAGCATGACGATGCCAGGTGCGTTCTGGATGATGTAGCCGAGCCAATTTAGCCCTGCCTCCGAACCACCAGTCTGCGCGCCTTTCATCAGCACCACGCGCTCATAGGGGCTGGCGGTCGAGAGTGCGTCCATAACTTCACGAAGATAGGGTGTGCGGTCCGTGCGCCAGCGCCCCGGTTCGGCCGAGGTGGGCGGCAAAATGCGGTTGCGGTCGGCCCAGTCCGAGACCGGAATGGGCGGTTCGGGCCGGATCCCGCGCCGCCAGGCAAGATCAATATCAGGCACCATCGTCAAAACTCCCCAAGGGCATGTCGGCCAGATGCTCGAGGTGCTCGCGCATCATCCGGTCGAGGGCGGCGAAAGTGGCGCGGGGATCAGCACCCAATTCTGCCGCCAGAAGAGGCGCGCTGCGCTGGACCCAAGCCATATGTGCGTCGCGTTCAGCACGGGCGCGCGCGAACACAGTGCGCGTGGCGGCGGCGGTTTCTATTAGCAAACCCTGTTCTTTCTCATAAGCAAGCTTGGCTCGCTGTACTTTCACGATTTCATGGAGCCGCTTGGCATCGGCCAGCGTGGTTCCCGACCGCGCGGGATTGACTGAGCCCGCACCACCCTTGTTGCGCCGTGCAGGGTCGAGATTGGCCTCGATCCATGAGAGCCCCTCGGCGACGTCGATTTGCCCGTCCGTGCGCACCGGCAGGCCGTTCGTGATCAGCTGCGAGATGCGCCCTTTGGTCAAGACCACGCGGGCGGCGAAATCAGACTTTGGTTCTGAACTGTTTAGTTTAGTCAATTCAGCCTCCAGACGCTGGCGGGCTTATGCGCTGTGCTCCCCCACATACAGATGTGCCCAGGAGGAACCGCCGCGCGGCCATTCTCAAAGTTTCGGATAATCTTCATATCCGTCCTGTCAGCTACGAACGGTTGCCAGTCTGTCTGGTGGGTTTGGTGGATGTAGTGGATTTGTTTTCCTCTGATCCCCATACTTGTCAAAACATGCGATGTTAGTTGGAGGATGTCAGATGTCGGGATCCTCCACGTCGCTGACAGTTTCTGCGACAAACAAAGATATCGCCCAGAACACATCCACCAAACACACCAAACCCACCAGATTAGTTGGTAATCGTTGTTACGCATTTGCAAGGCTCCGAAGATTATCCGAAACTTTGAAAGTCGAAGCCGTCCCAGCGTCGCAGCCCTGGAGTTGCCAGCGCGCGCTCCCTGCCGAGACCGTGGCTGCGACGATCTTGAGCCCGCCCACGATCCGGTTCTGATGCCCTCCGATCCACTTGCCCAAGCGACGGCTGTTGATGACACCGCCTTCGCCAGCCACGATCAACAGGGCTTCACGCAATTCAGGGTGGATGAACTCGGCGCGCCCATAGAGCTGAGGTCGCTGGTCCGTGGCGCGATTAATCAGTTCGCGCACGTTGATCGGCGTCTCGCCAATCACGGCGTGCCAGTGCTCGAGAACAGCAGAGAGCGCCTCTAGCTTTGGATCTGCGCCGCGCATCTCCTCCATCGTTGCACAAGGATCAGCCTCGCCGAGCCAGATAAGCGCGTCACGCACCCATGATGACCAATCCCCGAACGAACCGAGTGGTGTCCGCTGCGTTGGCCGTCCCGCGATATGAAACGCCCTGAGCACGGTCAACCCTGCGGCGACGTACTCTCCACGGTGCTCTTTGACCATGACGAGTGGATCGCGCTCGAAGGACCGCAATTCTGGCCGCTCAACCTCGGCGTCCAGTGTCGCGCGGATGGCGCGCCGGGTCATGTCGCCCTCGAAGGTCAGGTTGTTGCCGGTGGCGAAGATGGCCGCGTTGCTGGGCACCTCGGCATTTAGCGACTTGCCCAGGATACGGACCTTCAGGCTCGTCTGCGTCAGAGTCTGGCAAAGGAGCTCGCCGCCCAGCGGCTCCTCACAGTTGTCAATAGCGATCAGCACATCACCTGCGATCAGTGCGGCACCTAGCCGCTTCTCCATTTCCTCCTCTGATTTGCCCTGAGCGATCACTGGCGCGGGGCGCGAAGTTGCGATGATGCTGGCGAGATCAACCAGCATGGATTTGCCTGTGCCTGCTGTAGGGGCGTTGAACCCGTGCAGTGGTGCTGTAGCAAGAGAGCGTCGGACCAGTGCGGTGAGGATGCCTGAGAGTGCTACAGCACGATCTGCGTCGCTGACAAAGGGGAACGTCGATATCAGGTCGTTCAGGAAGCCCAGCGCTCGCAGGGCAGTGTCGCGATCCGGTTCACGGGGAATGGAAGGAAAACGGCATTCCTGTGGGTCGAATAGCAGCCCGGTTTGGGGGTCGTAGCCGGGCAGATCGAGGATCGAGCCATCAGCGCGCAGGGTGGGACAGGTAATCATGCCTGTCAGAACCGGCAGAAGCCATTGACCCTCGCGCGCAAGGAAGGTCTCCGCGATCTTGTGCGGACAATCGGTGCGCAACCATTCCTCGGCGCGCTTGTCGAAGCGCTCCCACTTCGCCGCTCGGGTCAGGGCTTCTGCCATATGGTGGGCTTTGACGTCGACCAATCGCGGAGCATCGATTATTTTTCCGCCAGAGATATTCACGGGAACCATCGCGGGGCGCACCACCATGCTGCCGCGCTGGTAATATCCAAGTTTGGCCTGCATCAGCGCGCCCTCAGCCTTGTCGATGGTTTCGTGCAAAAAGCCTGCAAAAACTTTTATTGTGGGGCGGCCATCATCCTCGGGCACGTAGCTGTCAGGGTCCATCTGCATTGGCGTTGCTTTTGGGCGGTGTGGCTTCTCCACCCGCCAGCCGTTTGACCGCGCCAGCCAGAACAGCGTGCCCACGGTGATGCTGCGCACCTCTGAAAAGCTATCCCACTTGTCGCTGCTGAATGAGGCATCATTCTTGGCCGCCAATGCCGACCATTCCTCCCATAGGACACGCCCCTGCCCGCCCACCGCAGCAAAAAGAGCCAAGCCGACCCGGATCCATTCATCATAGCAAAGATCCTCATTGGGGATATAGGACAGCGCCTCCTGGACCAGTTCGAACGATGGTGGCTCAAGACGCCGCAGGCCTGCAATCTTGCGCCCATCTCTCTCGACGTCACGGGTGTCCGCCTTCGTCTGAGCTCCTACCTGGCGCAAATAGCCGTCTGCCGCCGCGATGAACGCAGCGCAGCTATCCTTGGAAACTGCTGGCAGGTCTAACAACGCTACATCTAGAGGAGAGCTTTCCGGCCAATGATAAGGTGCCTTTGTGTCGGGATGGATGCCAAACCCTACGAACTGCTGCCCCGTTGCCAGCACCTCAACGCGCGCCACCATGCCGTCGAGCATGTGAAATTCTGGCGTCTGGATTTTGTCGAAGGGCTCGTCTGTGCGGTATGCCAACAGGATTTTCGGCGCACGGCCGATCCGTTTGGCCGGTGTGGCCCCCAGCATGTTGCAGGCAAGGGCGGTAAGGTGTTTGGCTTTGTCTGCGTCGAGCAAATCGATATCGACACCGATGAGCGTACCACAGAGCAGGCCAGTATTTGTGCAATTGCGTTGGGCATTGGTCCAGCGGGTGATCTCTGCCTCGTCAGCCGTCGCGCAGACGGCCTCCCAGGATTTCATGACTGGACGTTTCCCTGCAGCCTTCGTGGCCACATGCGGACCAAGTACCGGGACGGGGTGGTAGGCGTTATCATAAAGGGCCAGGCGCAGGTTGGTGAGAGCATCCGCTGGCGCAATGTTCACTGGCGTCCCTCCTGTGCGGCAATCCAGTTCATCAGCGTGCTTTTGCGCGCGCAGATGACAGAGCCTATTTTGAAGTGCGGCAGGCCTTTCGCAGCCTCACCCGTCAGGTAGTAGACTTTCCTACGGTGCTTGGCGTCGCCGAATATGAATTTGGCGATTTCATCTGCGCCGCGAAGAAGGTCTTCAGCAAGCGTCGGGCATGCCTCTTGCGTGGCGGGTCCAGCCCGCAAAATCGTTTTCATGGTTTTTCTCCTTTGGAGAGGGGTTTAAACTACAGCTAACGCATGCAAAATGCGGGTCTCAATCTCGTTCAAATCTACGATGGCAAACGAGGTAATTTCCGGATCGTTGAGGAGATCGGGAAGGCGTTTTGCTGGAATTAACTTTGAGAAAGGCGCAGCCATTTCCGGCTCGACATAGGCGGCGTTTGCTTCACTCGAGAGACGAATTGGGCCTTCGCAGATAGCAAAGAGGGCTCGGTCGTCTTTGTAGCCGTAAACGCCAAGGCCGACATGAGGTCCAACATCCTTTGCTTGAAGACCAAGGCGCACAAACGCAGCAATCGTACCCAGCGCGATTGCATCCTTGAGAGTGAACTCGCGGGCCTTACCTTTTTCAGGGTCACTTTGTGGTTTGTAGTAGCCCCGTGAAATCCAGGCGTCGACCTGGTAGCGGGTCAGGTTCAGCGCCACTGTCAGTTGCTGAATGGTGATTAGTTCCGTCATCATATGACCCTCTGTCAATCTGTCAGACCTATGATTAGGTGAGGCCTGACAGACAGTCAACGGTATTCATATCACCGAAAGCATTTTCGGGTTCGACGCTCTCTAGCGCAAAAACTCCCACATATAATCTGCGGCGAGGGTCAACCTTCTCGTGGCGTTCAGCATGCACAACACGGAACATGATCTGGTATTCCAAACTGTAGCCCGCCACGCGTTGGCCTGGCCAACTTAAAACCATTTCAGACGTCCATTACTTGGCTGATCTTGAGTTAAAGTCCATGCAGTGAGGTTCCCTGCAAGGGCAGCCAAGTGCTTTCCCAATTGGCACAATATTACCTTGATGGTTCAGGTGTCTTTACAGTCTCTCTACGCCCTTCGCAGGATAGCTCAGAAAAAAAATGCACCCGTGGCTCTGAAGCAGGATTACAGGCACCGCTCCCTTGGTGCTGTCCACCAAGAGGGTCAGGCTATTGAGGATTGCTTGTATATCCCGTTCCATCATGAAGCGACGGTTCCAATTCCATCGAGGCGTACAGCAACGGTCGCTGCGCCGTTGCCTGCGTCATCAACCGCCACACCGATGGCATAAAGCCCCGCGCCTGGCGTTGTAACCAACTTGGCTGCGTTGTCCCACGCGACCTGCGCGCCCAACGCCAGGACGGCGCTGGTGGCTTTGCGCAGGGTGAAGACGCCGGTCGTGGCCACTTCGGCGGGCTCGCCTTCTGCTGCGGTGTTGGCGGCAACACCAAAAAGGTTGCCCACCAGCACGCCGTCGCCGGATGTGATGCCAGCCATGGGTGCGGGGATGGTGATCACATCACCATTCTGGATAAAGGTTTTCATGGGTCATACCCCTTTACTGGATTGAATGCGAACCACTGAGACTCGTTTCGGCCCAAGACTTGCGATACGGCGTTCGAGGTCGCCGAGCGCTGCGGCCATTTCGCCATCAGTGGCATAGGTGATGCGCTTGCCGTCGTATTCGACGGTGCGGACGCCTTTGAAACGGGCCGCCAGAAGGGCGTCCCGCCATTGGGTGAGTTGTGCGATATCCGTCATGGTTACGGCCCTGCGTTGGCAAACCAGCCACGGTGGTCAATGAACCCTGCCCCGAAATCCAGGATCACCCGAATCTCGACGCCATCAACATCCCAGCCCGATTTGCTTTCGACTTGAGGGCCTTCGTTGCCGGACAGGTAAGCATATTCAAGGCCGTCGATCTCGCCGGGATCTGCGGTAATATACCACCGCGCAGCGGACGTCAGGCGCGGCTCGACGATAAGGTTGAGAGAGCCCGAGAAGGGGTTCACATCGGCCGCCTTTGCGGGTGAGACTGAGGCTAGCCACCTCTCGGCGTCTGTTTCCAGCGCTGGTGGCACCAGCAGGTATTTGGGTGTGACACGGATCGTGCGGTCCTCAATGCCCTTTTGGGTGCGCAGCGCCAGCCGTGCCGCTGATAACGTCGTGTCGGAAATCACTGCACCAGTGCCTGCCTTGTTTCCGTGATCGGCATGGAACAGCGTCTTGTTGTTAGAAAGCTTTGGCCCGTTGCCGGAGTTGGATTCCAGCAGCGCAACCAGTATCCTCGCCTCCGTCTCGGCTGCAGCCTGACCCATCCTGCGAGCGAGGTCTGAGAAAGCACCGAGGTCATCATTCACCAGCACCTGCCGAGTGACACCAATCTTGCGCGCCCAGGTCTCGACCTTATAGGCCTCGCGCGCTTCGGCCATTGTTCCGGCTTTGATCTCGCCGTGCTCGTTCAATTTTTCCAACAGCGGGGCTTCGCCCAGCATGATCTTGTTGACCGAGCGGAAATCCCGCGCATTGGTTTGCCGGCCGAGTTGGCGGATCCCGGAGGGGGCTGCCTGATAGCTGTCGCGCAAGACCCGCCCGACAGTATCCCCAAGGATGATTGGGAAGTCTGAGGTTGTATGCAGCGCGCGCGTGACAAGGCTCGCAGGCGACAGCGCCATGGTGGACTCACCACGCAGGGTCAGCAATTCCTTCGCCATGTCCACTGGTGTGGAATATGCATAACGCCGGGCCGGTTCACTGATCTCATGGCGTGGGTTAATTCGGGCATAAAGTGCCTCACCCATCTGCCGCGCACGCAGTGCAGGGTCATCCTGGCTTTCACCCATTTCGACGCACACCTGCTCACTGCGAATCATGGGCGCACTGCGATTGGCCAGCGCATCGAACGCGGCACGTCGAGCCATGTCTGGATCCGCGCCACCATCGATCTGACGATCAATCCAAGTTTGGTCGAGGCCCGCGATACGGCCAATGGAGCGGATTTCAGCGTTTTTTATGGCGCGGGATTGAACATCGTTATGGGGTGCAACGATGTTCGTGTGGGTTTGGGCAGTACTGTCGCTGGCAAGAGGGCTGTTGCGGGTTGGAGCATCGTTCCCCGTTGGAACCTTGCTCTGTTTGTCGGTCATGTTGCTCTCCATTCGAATGTGAGCGCCGGGATCGGCGGGTGTTGGCACAAGGGAAATCTCGTGAGGTGTCCAGCGCACAGCGGTCAGCACGCGCGCGCCTCTCTCGGTGGTCTCGGCCCAATCCTCGACGGAGTAGCCAACCGAGACATGGCGAAGAATGCCGGCCATAACGTCTTGCCAGATCGGCTCCACCTCAGGCCGGGCTGAGAATTTAATGACGGCCGTACCGCGTTCGCCGTCAACAGTGGCGCTACGGACTGAGCCCAGCACGTCGCGCACAGCAGACTGGCGGTGCGCGTCGAGGACACTGGCACCTTGCAGCCGTGATAAATCCACTGCCTCGGGTGTGAGGCTCAATCGTTCTATGTATTGGCCCGCCATGTCGCGGCGGCGGACCGGCGCGCCGGTAGACCAGATGACCTCAACGCTTCGTTCGGCAACGTTGATCGACTGAGGCTGTAAATTCGCTTGCCGTGTATGCAATTCCAAAGCCTCAGTCATTG